CGCTAGTGCCTGTTCCAAAAAATACATAACTTACAGCGAAAGATGTAGCGCTGCCGGTCCCAGTATAAGAAACCGTGTTGGTCGTGCTTGAAATAGTCATTTCGCGGCTCCTTGATTCTCAGGCTCAAGCATTGTTGTGTCAGGCTCATTAATTGGCGTTATACCATTTTTAATAGCTAAAATATATTCATCAATTTCAGAAGCAATTTCTGGATTTGCTTGGCTGATGCCAATAAGTCTGCCCATATGTTCGCCAGCTTGTTTTCCAGTTTTAACTGATGCGCTAGTTGCTAACCATTTCACAAATGCTGGATTTGTTATAAGTCTGGCAGCTACGTTTGGCGTTACAACACCTCCAATAAATGTTGTAGCAAGCGCAGCGGCAGCGGGAGCCACCCCTGCGCCAACACCAATAACGCCTAAAATAACCGCTCCCGCGTTTCCACCTAAAGCATTCATAAGATTTAGCGTATGCGCTACAGAACCTGTATTGCTGTGTCCTGCAAGACGTGAGTTTTTAGTAATCGCCTCAAATCCCTTGACCAAACCGTCAAGGCTCTTTTCAAGCGCTGGCCCGTCTTGCATTCCAAGAAAAAGGGTTTCTTTTGCTTCTTTAGCAATTGATTTCCAATTAGTCAAAAACGTTGCAACTGAAAAAGCCTCATCTGCTTCGTTACCAAAATTCTTATATCCCATTTTTTGAATAATAGTGGCAGAAACATCTTTCCATTCTGCTTCAGTAAATTGCTTCTGCAATTTTTTAAAATAAGTTCCACCATCTCTTCTTGAATTGATCAAGTACCGATATCCCATTTCCGGAGCATCATAATCAATAATTTTATTTAAAAAATCATCATATTCTTGTTTGAATGATTTGGTAAAATCAACAGCATCATCAAACATTTTTCCAAAACCGAAAGAATCAGCGCCAAACCTAAGGTCGTCAGTCATGTGTCCATACATGCGCTTATACATAGATCGGTTTGCGCCTGCTCCCATGTCTACCATTTTTGCGCCAAAAAACGTTCTGATCTTCCTAAATTCACTATACGGAATCCGACCGTTGTTTGCAGACGCATCAAAAATAAGATCATCCAAAAGCAATTTCATCTCTCCAAAGGCTCTTTTAGTAAATCTTGGCATTGATGCGCTTGAAGAAGCTAATTCAGCATGAAAACCTCGAATTGAATCAATAGAAAATAAGGTGTCATCTCCTATTTTTTCAGCTAATTCTGTTTCTAGCTTGCTCTGTTGCACTGCAAATTTTTCTAAAGCGCTTTGAGCAGCCACTTGCAATTTTTCACCAGTACCCTGTTGGCTCCGTGGAGTTCCAATTTTAGAAGCCAATTTTTCGCTTGCTGCTTGAGCGCCATCAATAACTTCATCTATTTGATTTCGCATTATAGTTGCGGAAGCCGCAGCTTGATCTAATGCACTTTCGAGTCTTCCGGCACCACGCCCCGCAGTTACTGTTCCAGCGGTCGGCTTAATATTATTGGCAACTAAAGTGTCATATATAATTTGAGATTTTGCTGTGCCGCCACCAAGCATTTTTTTAACACTAGAAATGGCCGCTGGAATAGCCACGCGGCCAACACTTTCACCAGCGCCCGCATACAGCCCCTGCATAAGATTTTCTCCTGTTTTGGCAACAATGCTTTCTGACCGAACAGTTTCACCAAAAGCTTGGGAAAGAAAATCATACACACTAGCAGTTTGAGCGCCGCCCCAGACTGCACCAGCAGTACCCCCTATTGCCGCAGTTCCAAGCGCACCCGGCCCAGTTGGTGATCCAACAACAAGACCACCGCCAGCGCCAAAAACTGCACCTAACGTAGAACCTACAGCAATCGACCCTTCTCTGGTAAATCGAGCAATGTCTTTAAGAGTAAATCCCGGCGCATTGTATAATGTCACTTGCCCGGTTTCGTCATTTGTAAAAACAAAATTGTCTTCACCAAAAGGCATAGCGTCAGGATAGAATTTTCTTAAAGTTGCAAGTTTGTCTTCTGGTTTTAAAGCGTCGCCAACAGCTTTTGTTGCACTCCAAGATGCGCCAGATTGTCTATCAAGCCCGGAATAAAAATTTATATCGTTATTAATGTAATCAAAACGCGCAGCTTCGATTTGTTCTGGCGTTGCCCTTGAATCAATTTCAAACGATCCATGTCCCACAACAATTGTTTTATATGTAGGCTCAACCGAAGATGTTTGTTCAGATTCAACAATAACAGGAGTTGCTTCCGTTTCTATTTGATCGTCAATTTGCGGATCAACAGCGGCCTCAACAATTTGCTGATCATTTTCATCAAGTTTTGGAACTACGCCAACAACTTCGTCTGGAACAGAAAAGGTAAAATCAGCCATTAGTCAGGTTTTCCAACGTTTATAGGCGGTTGGGCGCTTAAACCTTTTAAATCAGCATTTGTGTATCGACGTTTCTCCCCTGCGCTGTCACTGCTAAATTTAGCAGTAAGCTCTTTTGCCCTTGTTGGAAATGATGATTTCATAGCTCTTAATTGAGTGTTTATAGAAGAATCAGTGCTATTTACAATGTCCAATAATGTTTGAGCTAAAGTTTCTGGCGCACTAATAGACAATGCACCCTCTTGAAACCTTAAGGCGTTTCCTTCTGTTTCATTTAAGGCACCCATACCACTAGCCCCGGTAGGTGATGCGGCTTTAAGCTCTGCAAGAGCATTAATTAACGCGCTACCGCCAAGCCTTGTAAGAATGGATTCAAGCTCTTTATAATCTGATCCCGGATAAAATCTTGAACCTAAAGACATAATTCCAGTGACAGTGGCGCCAAAATCTTTGTCCTTAACGTCTCTTTCGGCGGCTTTAAAAGTTTTTTGATTTGTAAGATACATTAGAGCTTTTTTTGCGTCTCTTTGTAAACTTAAAGCCTGTGTGTTGAATTTTTTAAATGCAATGTCTGCTGGAACAAACTTTTTTGCTCTATCTACATCGGCAAGATGTTCTGGGTCTAATTGATTTATTTGTTTTTCAATTGCCTTAATTCTTGGATCATCTCGCTTGACTCCTTGATTTAATAAACTTTGCCCATCAGCAATTAATTTTCCAATTGGACTGGTAGGTTTAGAATTTTCTTTAGTTTTGCTAATAAGTTCATCAAATGCTTGAACTGATGGATCGTTCTCACCGAACTTTTGGACTAAAAATGCTCGATCCTGTATTCTTTTTCCTTCAACGCTTTTCATTTCATAAGGCGTTGTAACTTTCGGCAGTATCTTTCCATCAGACGCATGAAGAAGTTTTATATCTGCTGGAACTTCATTGTAATTATTATATCCTGCGTCACGGGCAAACGCTTGTCTTGCTTGTGCCGTTTTTATATCTGCAATATTTATTGCGGTTTCTTGGTCATTTATTTTTTTGACCACCTTGCCAAGTTGGTCTGAAGATAAAATTCTTTCAAAACTTGGGTTTTGTTCTAGTAACGCTTTAGCCTGCGTAATACCGGATTCAGTTCCGTCTAATTTTTGATTTATAGATAAAATAACAAGCTGACTTTGCAAAGCATCAACTAATTGAAGTTCTTGATATGTTGGCAATGCGCCGCCCGGAGTGTCATCGCCAACCGTAAATTCTTTTATTTTTACAAACGCTTCATTAACATCCATTTCGCCACTGGCTACACCAGAAATAAGAACATTAGCTTTGTCGCCAAATTGTCTTGTTAGATCGCCAATTTGCGCTTCGCGAGTTGCGGAAATTGCTGCTCGTTCGTATCCTCCTGCAAGGTCTGATAATCCACGATCAAGCAAGGTATTGCTATTTAAACTTCCACGGTGATTATTTATTAAAGTAGCTTTTTGCGTTTCAACATAAGCATTAAATTTTTGAAAAGTTGCCCGATCTGTTAAATCTTCTTGATCTTGAACACGCTGCCATTCTGTAGAGACGTTAGTTTTAAAAGTGTCTTCATCTCGGCCTCTGTTAATAACATCTTCGCGCTTTTGCACCCGCTCTCCGGCAGCGGCTAATTGACCAGAAATTTGCTCCAAGCCTTTTGCCGCACCGGCAAGCGGATTTGTGGCAAGGCCGGGGCTAATATTTCCCACTCCTGTCGTGCCGGGAATGCTTGCTTTGTTTTTATATGGTGCAGTTATCATGTCAGGATTCCATTTTAGGCAACTAATGTTCTTATATTTGTGTTTGAAAGAGGTAAAGAACCACTAGGCAATAAAGGCGAAGGACCACTAGGCAATTTAGAAGCTGCGTTAGCCGCCGACCCTAATCCAGTCAATATCGAGCCAACCGCTTTACCTTTAGCATTGCTTGCAGCGGCTGCGCCTTGAAACCTCGCTATTTGTGCGTTTTGCTGTCCGGCCTGTGCTGCAAGCTCTCCGCCATATTTAATAGCTAACTGCTCAAGTGCTATTTCGCTTGCATCCATATCAAAGACAGATTGCATGTCTAGCAATTCGCCGCCTGCGGACGCCGCCCCGGCGCGTTTGCTGGCTTGAAAGAATTTAGCCTCTCGCGCTGCTCGTTTTGCGTCAAATTCGGCTTTCTGACGGGCAGCTATGGCATTATTTTCAGCAACTTGTGCGTTAAAATTTGCAAGCTGTTGCGCTTGTTTGCCTTGCTTTGCCGCGCCTATAGCGCCCATGCCAGCACCGGCAAGGCTGGTCGCTATAGCTGTGATTGCTAACGCCGAAGACATATGCTTATTCTCCCGTTATCGTCACGATATTGCTGCCGATATCTGACCTTGATAAAAGCAAATCGGATTCATCCGTAAATTCTTGCTCCGCTTCAAAAACAGTTTTTGCATTTGTTGGAAACACCATGCTTATATCTGTTTTAGAATGAGAAACAAAAGCCTGTTTCCTTCCGGCGCTTGCCGAAATTACGCCGTAACCAGCTATTTCAGCAATTGTCTCTTCACCTATGTAGCACGTTGCTACGCCGTTGATAACTAAAATTGTGCTGACCTTAACCAGCGCACCGGTTAAAACGTGATCAGGCGGCATGGTTATTGTGCGGCAGTACATTCCGCCATGAATAACGTGATGCGTTTCTAGCGGAAATTGCGGCATAGCTTTAACAAATTCCGTCAACTGCTCAACTTTATTTACAGCCTCGGCGCTCATTGGCGGTATGCGTGACTCTATGGTTTGCACGTTATTCATTGCAAATCCTTAAAAAACACAACATCGTTTAAATCATACCCGGCTTTAGGCAAAACCTTAGAAAGCGGCCCATCGTGCGGTGCGCTGACCAACATACCAAAAGCGCCAGATTCAATAGCTTCATTTTCAGCCGCTCGTAATAATTTAATCCCGGCCAAAGTCTTTCTGTACGGTTGCGACACAAAGAAACTTTCTGTTGATGCTACCAAAGACGTATATTTTGGAAGCATAGTCACAAGAACCGTCACAAAACCGACAAGCCTATCTTCTTTAAACGCTCCAAAAACACGCAAAAGGCCGTTAAGTTCTAGATTTCTATACAACTCTTCATTGTAAAAATGAGGCTGGTTATCTTTGGGCGGGCATTCATCTGCGTATTCTTGCAAAAGCTCTGAAAACTCCGCGCATGATTTAAGATGATCTATGTTTATCTTTTTAATCATGTTTTAGTCGTGTTCAATTCTGGCATAATCGCAAGAACCGTCATAGGCAACGGCTGATCCTGCACTAAAACAATGTGGCCGTCCTTGTCCCAATTGCGTGGAAATTCTATTTCTTTATCTCCCGTGAACAAAGCAGGCGCTTCATCCATGTCATCTGCGCTCGATCTAAACGGTATAATATCAAGCCTGCTTGATGTTGGCCCGTGCTTTAAGCCCAAGGTCTGATATAGCCTATATGTAATTCGGGCTATTCGCTTCTTTTTGCCTTGCGCTGTTCCATCTTTGGCACCCGCTTCAATTCGCATGGTCTCAAGCGTTGATGTATATGGCAATCCAACGTGAACGGTGTTGTAAGATGCGTTTAAAATAATAGAGCCGCTAGAAACGGTTCTGTCAGGATGCGCCGCTCCGTCTGCTAAAACAGAAACGGTTTGCCCTTCTAAATGAGACAAGCCAAACAAAGTAGTCGCAGGAGACCCGTTGTAGCTTAACATTGAATCCAAAAAGGTTGCTTGCTCTGTATTGGAAGAACCTTCAACAAGGCCATTTGTTAAAAACTCAATGTAACGCACCGAAGACCCGTTTATTGTTCTTTGAATAACTGCCCACAAATCATCCTGAGAACCGTCTTGGCTAGGTATTACGGCAACGCTTTCGATCTTGGCGTTGGTTCCACCTATCGTGTGCTGATGCCATCCTATAACGTCTTGAGCGCGTTCGTAGGTCATGCCTACTAATTTTCCATCAGCCCTTGCCATCCATACGATGCTATCGGGTTCTTGTTGATAGGCGATTTCAATAATGCCGCCTTCAGTTATATGTTCAGATAAAATTGATAAATCGGGCGCGGTAAATGCGTCAGTCTCAAATTGATAGACGTATTCCCTCACCTTTCGACTGGCTCGCTGCAAAAATAAAACAGAGTTTCCGACTTGAGGCGGCGTTACTGCCGCGCTGCCAAATGTGGTTTGCCTTACAACACGAGTATTTGTTGGCGACAAAGGACTGTTTTGATCGCCTTGCGATACAATAAATTCACCGCCAGCGGTGCCAATTGACAAGACTTTCCCCGCCCGCATCCAGCGAATTGTATTTACCTGATCCGTGGCGATTGTGTAAACGAATCCGCTATCATCAAGAACATCGCCATCAACATCTGTAGGAGCGTGGTTTTCAAAATCTGCGGAAACAGAAAAGAATAACGATTGCGGGCGCGTTGTAGTTGCTGCCCAAACTAAGCGCTGCTCAAAGAATGTTACAACAGACGGATACCCCGTTGTGTCTGAGAACGCCCCTAACCTCCAACCCGTTTGAGGCGTTGTAGCCGAAGCGTCTGGCCCAATAAAATCAGCAGTAACGTGCGTTGTGTCTGCTCGCGCCGTAATTTTTAAATACGTCTCTTTGTTTGATGCGTCTTCAAACCTAATAAACCGCCCTATATCGGTTGTGAGAAAGCCTTGGTCATCGTTAATACCCGTGACAGCCGATGCGGTTATTGTGACGCCTGTTCCGGTAGTCGCAGAAAGCCCCAGCGTTGTATCTGTAGCATTAACGGAATTATAAGGCCCATCTAAAAACGTAATAACGGCTAACGTCCAACTTGTATCACTTAACCTTGAAAGAGTGCGAGGGGCGTGATTTTTATGGGCTATATATAAAACGTCTGCGGATTGAGTGATAACAAGCTCAAACAATTCCGCTTCAAGATATGGCGTTGATACTTCAAACGTCGATCCTTTGTTGAAATCATTATCAAAAACTTCCTCAAAGGGTCCGCTTTGAATCTGTCCATAATTTTTGTAGAACCGAACATATTGGTCGCCAAATTCAATGATGTAGGCTTGCGTTGCACTAAATTCAAAAGGAAGAAGCCGGGTTTTTTTGCTGCTATCTTTAACCTCAGACGCAAAATAAAACCCGCCACGCCTAGAGGCCGGGCCATGCTTTTGCACGATCATATTTTCTAGCGTCTTGCATCCGTTTGGATATTTTTGAAGATCAACGCGGCCTTCTAAGCGCGGAGAAAGTTCACCAGCGGTGAAGTTTGTAAATATCGGCGCAGAGCGTGGCATTAAGGTATCCTATTAACGCTGACCGTTTGATTTCCGCCGTAGTTGATGCGACTGCTCAACCATGTGTCGGCAACAATTTCATCTTGACCACCGCTTTCTTGTGCGTCCATTGAACGCGCATCAAGAATTTTGCGTTGGTACATTTCCATCATATTTTGATACAGCGAATTGCTTTCGGCTAACGTTACGGCTAACTCCGCAGATATACGAGCCGACAAGGCTTCTACAAACATAGAGTCGAAAAGATTTACGTCTTCAACGCGCGACACATATAAAATTTTAGCGGGGCTTTCATCGGTTAAAAGTTTGCCGCTTTCAATCTTATATATCATGTCTAGTTCTTCCATTTGCAAAACACGCAAACAATCAGAAGGAAGCGTGTATTGAAATGAAAACTCAAACGCTGGCGTGTCTGAATCTTTGGCTAATTCGATGCGCTTTTTAGCAAAGTTCCAAACGTGATCTCTGAGGACGGCATCTCTGATTTGCTCATAAATAAGATTAGCGGCGCGAGCCGCTTCACTGTCTTCAGTCAAAGACAAAATTGCGTTTGCGCCAAGTTTGACCAGAGCATTATTTACAATTTGAACAACTGAAGTTGCCATTATTTACTCCGAAAAGTAGGGGGAAGGCTTAATGCCTTCCCCCACTTTATTACGTTGCAGAGAAATACATATCAACAATCAAAGTGCCGGAGCCTGGAAGCGCCGCGCTTGCAATCGTGATGAAGATTTCCTCTTCTGCCGCCAACGTTGCAACACCGGCATTCACTCCAAACAGAGTTGGAGCATTTGCCGCCGTATGCGTTGCTGCTGCGCGATACTTGCCGGTGGTGCCGGTGATGCCGATGGCAATCGTGGCACTGCCGCCAAGCGTAGCGCTGGCATTAAGAACGCCATAAAGGAATGATTCTCCTTCATAGGCTTTAGCAATAACAATCGTGTCAGAAGTTGCCTGTGACGCGAGAGTTATGGTTGCCCTTTTGACTCGCACATTACCGTCAACTACTCCCCCGGAGGGCAGGCTAACCGGAGTGCTATTCAAAAGGCCGTTCATTTCTGAACTATAAAGTACAGCCATTAGTCAATCCTCCTATTCAACACAAAGGATTTCAAGAGCGCGGGCTTCTTCCATACGAGTCGCGCCAATGCTCATTGAGCAAAAGACTTGAGTCGCATAGTTTTTATCCGCACGTTCTGAAATTTTCGAACTCATGTCGGCACCAACACCAAGAAGAAGACCATCTTGTTGAAATGCAAAACAACGCCGATGGCTTGAACCATCAACCGGAATCAATTTAGTTCCGTCAGTTCGTTTGCCGTTCACCGAAATAAATTTATAGCCCAAAAAAGTATCCAATTCTCCGCGAGCTAAAGCACGCACAGTATTAAAATCCGAACTTTTTATTTCAGTAGTATTTAGCAGATCGGTGATTTGATCCGCAGTGCAAACAATGACCCGACCATCGTCCGGTACATCGTCACCGTCCATAGTTTCTTTGGCCGTTAAAAGTTTTGCCAGAGTAAGGCCGGTTCCGCCGTTAGCGATGGCAGTTTGACCAGCGGTAGACGTTCCACCAGAAACGCCAGTGAAGGCCGTTCCGAGAGCCGCATCAACCAAAACCTCATCCATTGCGCGACCCATTGCCATGGCGGCAGCCAAAGCATATTGAGAAGTCGGGTCGATCAACATACGAACTTTATCTTCCTGATCGATCAAATCAGCCCAATCAAAATCCTCAAGCGAAACGCGCCTTCGGGAATGGGGGGTGTCAACTCTGGGAGTATCGCTGTGGCGACTACTGCGACGTTGCGCCGCCGTGGCACCAATTTGCTCGAAAAAAGCATTTTTACCGGTAACGGATTCTTCGCGAACTGAACCGCGCAACTTAGACCCGTCCTGCTGGACAAGGTGCTGGACGTTTGCGCTGTACTGTTCAACGAATGCCGTCGTCACATTAACAGACATTGGATTCTCCTAATAAGGAATTTAAAACAGTATTTTTTAGGGTTGTCGCCATTTGAGACGGCCCAGCGGCCTTGGGTTCTTGCGCGGGTTCCGTAAGGAATTGTCCATTTAGACAAAAGGCTAATTTTACGTTATCACAAATCATTATTTTTGCAAACAGCAAAAAAAGACCTCTCACTGGTGGGAAAGTGAGAGGTCTAGTAGGTAGGGAGGTAGGGAATAATTTATATATAATCTATATTTTAAAGACACTCAATCTTTAATTTTGACTATATTTTTTGATTGCTCTTTAGGTGGCCTTCCGCGTTTTGGCTTTTCTTCAAATCCAACAACCCAGTCATAATATATTTGAGCGCGCTCTATGCACCCGGTTACGTTAATGGATTGCGCCATATTAAGGCATTCAAGCCTAACGGATATGACATCCATATTCATTCTGGATATGCCTGAGTGTAAAGGTTCTGAACCTTATTAACGATGCCAGCATGTTCTGGATGGCGCTTGTTTAAATAAGCGGGGTGCGACATTAAACTTTGGGCTTCTGTTTTTGCTTCTTCTGGCGTAAGCGCTGCCCTTTCGCCTGATGACGGACCAGCCAAATCTTTGTCGGCCATCGTTGTCTTGGCAATGTTTGCAAAAGCCTTCAGCATTGCAGGATTGTTTCCAAGCCCACTAGAAACCATTATTTCCGCAAGGTCATCGCCGCCGTATTCATTAAAGGCTTTTTTTGCCGCTTCAATATTTTGATCGTATGCGCGGCCCCATTCTTCTTTCAAAGCTCTTTCGCCGTCTTCTATCGATTGATTTTGAATTTCAGAAAAGTTCGATTGTTGTGTGACTACGTTAGAAGCCTGCCACGCCACAAGGCTTTTTACTTGAGACGAATTCAAACCAAGTTTGTGCGCTTCCTGTTTAAATGAAGAAAGAGCCTCATCATTAAACTGCGCTGCAACTTCTTCTGACAGCCCTTCCGGAAGCTCTATTTCATATTTATCCGGGTCTTCTGGCCTTCCCAGAAATTCATATACATCATTCCAATCTTCATCCGTAACAGGCTTGGAGATTTTATCACGCCCCAAATGAGATTGAAGATTAACGTATGACGCCGCCAATGCGTTTACGTCTTTAAACTTATCAAAATTTTGATTGTCTCGTATATCTTCAGATAATGCAGACCGCCAATCCTCTGAGCTTTCGGCGGTTGGTGTGCTTGTGCTAACTTCTGGCGCATTATCTGCTTCTTCAACAGGTGCGGAATCGTTAGGCATTTCTTGATAACTCCTGTGATAATTCTAAAAATTGTTCTGGGGTTTCGTCTAACGCCGTCAATATCATTAACGCAACGTTTCTCATGCCTTCATTGAAGGCCGCATTTTCTAACGCTTCGCCCGGAACGAATGATGGCCGCAATACTCCGCATTCACGGCAAATATGCGACAACACTCGCCTTCCTTCTTCTGAGCTAAAAACAATCTGAAAATCAGACTTTAACTCTTTAACCTTGGACAAGATTTAAAAGCTCCTGAGATTCGCCTAGTCCGGCTTCTTGTGCAGTCTTGGCGACATTAGCGCCCTTCTGCATCATATCCATGACTTGAGCGCCTTGCATCATTTGCTCCTGCGCGGCCATAGCCTCTTGCTGCGCTTGCGCTTCTTGTTGCATGTCTTCATCCGACTTTAGCAACAACGGAGAAACGCCGTTTAGTTCTGCAATATGTCTGACCATTTCAGCGCCGCGAACAATCTGCGCCGCTTGCGGGTCCATACCGGCAATCGGGCCGACAAACTCAAGCGTCCGCATAATGCCTTGCGTTTCGGTTTGACGTTGAGCGCGAGCAAGCGGCGAGACATATTGTATTTTTAATTCGCGTTCTGATATTTCTTCCGGCGCTTCCGGCAAGCGTCCGGCCCTTAACAAAACGCCATAGATGCGTTCAATCATAGGCCCAAGGAATTCGCTTTGCAGACGCCCTAGAGTCGGCCCTAACAATCTAAGGGTGCGTTCTGTGCGTTCCACCACCTCGGTCGCTGTCATGCGCGGAGCGCCTTGAAATTCTAATTGATCTAAAAAGAACGTGGTGCGAATGCGCTCGCGTAAATCTTGCATCATTTCATAACTGATGCCGATATTGCCTCCGGTCAGTAATGGTTCAATTCTCGCGCCGGTCGAAGCTCTATAATAATTTAAGCCTCCCGGTATGGTGCGAACCGGCCCAAGCACCCCATCATCCGGAACAAGCAAAGGCGGATCGACAACCTTTTGCGCCGCCTTGATTGTCGTTTTCATAATTTCTTGCAGCATTTTAATATCTGGCAACGCTGTCATGGCTGGCGATCTTCCAAACACTTCGCCCATAGCCTTAGACCAGCGACTGACCATATACGGCATTTCGTCAAAGCCGCCTTCTGCAATTACATGCCGTTCCTTTTCATCAATATACACCGATGCAATTGGTAGCATGTTTGCCGCTTTTTTACCTTTTTGAGCGTCAGACCGTGGATACACGCAATGAAGCAATTCAATTTCTTTATCTAAATCTTTCTTTTCGTGCATTCGCTTCATGCGCGGGGATAATGATTTTTCACCCCACTTTTGCACAACCTGTCTGATGGTCATTTTAAAATTACGAAACACCGTGTCTACGATGCTGTCAGCATTTTCCGCAATAAATATTTGATCGATATGTATTGCCTTAAAGCTAATGCCTTCACGCTGTACTGGCTCACCGATAAACATACAAGACGTTCCGATGGAGCTAAGCGATAAATAATATTCATGGATGTGAGATGGAAAGGCTACGTCTGGCGCGGATAGCTCTGACAAAATTGCAACCGTTGTTTCTTCCAGCCAGTTTTTAACCTTTAAATTGTCAGACAACATATCATTGTCTTTCTTTAGCCGTAGGCTAAACCATTCTGACGCTGGATTAGTCAACATGCCATGAAGGCCAGCCGCGAGCATTTCGTTAGCATGAACTCCCGTGCTGTCATATAGCAGCGTAGTTCTTTTGTCGCCTTTGGATCGTTTTAAGTTGAAATCAGATTCATTCGGCATGACAAAATTAGCAACATCTTGCCAATGCGTTTCCCATGTTCCGCGTTGCGCTTTGAGCTTGCCCTTGCGTTTGCAAAGATAGATGACTTGATCTTTATCAATCATGCTGAGCCTTTAAACGGTTGGAAGCGCAAACGCTCGAAAATTAAAATCAGCAACGGTGACGTTATTGGTTGCCGTTTCGTTTGTAACGTGAATTTCTAAATAATCATTCACGCTCATTAAAGCGCTGCCTTGAACCGTAGCCGCTCCAAGTTCTCCTGACGCCGTAATTTTTCGCGTAACTAAACTAGAATTAATGACGGCACCTGACCCGCCGCTTGTATCGAAAACATACCCTTTGAACGACACCACCTGATTGTTTGCTGCCACCAAAAACGAACACGACGCACTAAACAAAACCATTCTGTTAGGCGCTCCGGTATAACGCAGACGCCCGGTGTTAGTGCTGTTATTATCAAACAGCAATTCATTGCCGGACAGCGCAGTCGTGCCGCCGACTTTTACATAAGCTCCAGCACTGGCAATAACTGTGGCCGTTGAATTGCCTTGCATAGAGCATTCGCCGAAGCTGGGGCGCAACGACACGATAAGATCGCGCATATCGTTTGCTGTAATTGCGTTTGCCGCCTGTCCATCCGCAAACTGAGTAGATAGAAGCGTTGCCGTTGTGCGAACGGTGTCAGTCATTTATTGGCCTAACAAAGTTTTCTTGTTGCTTGCGCCGTCTTCGTCAACGGTTCCGCCAAGTCCACCGGTCAAAATTGTAGACTCGCGTCCAGAAGCTGCCGCTGCTCTTTGCCTGCTTCTTTGTTCCGCCGCTTTAACTTCTTCCGCGCTTTTTTCGGGCGGAGGCGGAGGCGGAGGTGGTGGGGCAGGGGCCGCTGGCGATGAGAAAAGTCCGCCCATGTCATCAAAATCCTATAAAATATTGTGAATTTGAAAAGATGCTATCATTTGATCGGCTTCTTGTAAATCGTATATTTTTCTGTATAGCCCATTCGCTCATAGAGCGCACCGACGCGCTTCGGCGTTATTCCAGCAGACACGCCAAGCAACGGCTCTTTCACGCCTTTTTCAGTACACCATTCATCGTAAGCCCTGACTAACCTAACGCCGTGTATTCCTGTTCTAAATTCTGGCAAGACATAAATAAGCAAATCGCCGCTCGTTAAATCATGTCCAAAAAAATGCGGTGTTACAAATCCAACGCAAAACCCTATGATTTCTTTATTTTTCTCAAGCACCGAACACATATATTGATCTGAATTATTTGTAATAATTTCAGCCAATTCCATCAATTTTTTGGGACTGTAATCCAAATTTGAATAAGTGCTTTCTTGATGCATTCTTGCGCCAATCGCTATTAACACCGGCACATCTTGCATCGTCATAGGTCGAATCAAACTAATAGGCTTTTTTCTTTTTGGTCTTTTTAGGCATTGGTTTTTTGCGGCCATAGCCTTCGGTTAAAAGCGTTTTGATTTTTTTGCTCATATCAGTCTCCTATCGCTACGGCCTGTCGGCCTCGGTAGTCGTTGGTTTCGTAATTCATAACATTATAATCCATGTCGGCTGTAGCTTGTTGTCGATAAACTTCGCCCGCTTTATGTACCAATTTGGGAAATAGTTCAGTAAATCCCCAAACCATTGCATCAACTCTATCTGGCGATCCATCGCCTTCATAGCCAGACGCCGTGACTTGACACATTTCAGACTCCAACTGTGGAAACGTGCCGACATGATGAATGCGGCCCAGCGCATACAAAGCGCTGATTGGCTCGGCTCGCACATGCTTGCCGCGTGTAGCATGGACCTCGATTATGTTTATGCCGGGGCGAACGCTCTCAAGGACATGGCGACACATATCGCCGCCTTGATTCTTCTCGATCACAATGCCGTCAGCGTCATATCGGTCGTACAAAGCAATGGCTCGCCTTGCCCATCGCTCCGGCACGCCGCGTGTTGATCCATCTTCCAAAACGTAACCGTGACCCGATTGGCTAGAGGCTACAACCATCACGCCGTGACTGTCGCTTTGCTCATGACTTGATACTGCCGGATCAACAGCGACAAGAATTCGGGAAAGATCGTTAGGCGTCTCAATTTCCCGGCCTTCGTTTATGTCGCGCATATTCCAAATTGCGCCGACCGCTTGCGGCTCGTAATCGCCTAGCCAAATATGACTGTACCGGTCGGGCCGCATACGACGGTCCAGCGCTCGTTCTGCTTCCAACTCTTTTGGAAACCACGGATTGCTATCGTAGTTGACTTGCACCACCGCCGCGCCTTCCGGCACATCGTCGCCGCGCAAAAACTGATCGACCGAATCCATGCGGTTGCGCGGGTTCCAGCTAAAATACATCTGCGAACCGGGAGCGCGAATAGTCGGGCGCAATAGCTCTAACGATTTAGACGATAGCGTTTGCGCTTCTTCGACCCAAGCAATGCGAAAGCCTTCCAAAGATTTAATACTTTCCGCCGTGTGGTCCTGCATTCCCATAAATATAACAACGCCACCCTGCGCCGTTTCGATGCGGTCGTGCATAACTCTAAAGCGGTCGGCTACGCCAAGAATGTTTATTTTATCAGCAATCAACCGGTATGCCGACTCACGCAAAGACTTCTGCACTTCACGAATGCAAACGGCACGAATGGTTGGGTCTTCGATCATCCTGTCCACAATGCGCTCGGCAAAATGGTGAGACTTGCCGCTACCACGGCCACCGTGAGCGCCAAGGTAACGCAAGCCCGGCTCAAACAATGGCTTGAATGCTCTAGGCGTCGGTATCCGTAGCTTTGCCATCAATAAAAACCCGTTCGATTGTCTCAATTTTGCCAGTATGTTCTTGGACGTTGGTTTCCTTCCAGCCCATTTGCGTCTTGGCCCAGAAGATAGCCGCTGCCGTGTCGCCGTTCATTACCTTGTTGAACAAAGTGCCGCCGACCTTGGCGTTTGCCAGTATCTTGCTCTCCCGGATTTCCTTCTTAAAATGCTTGGCAAGAGTGTCCGCATCAATGCCGTCGCGGATTACCATAGCGATCTGCTCTTGCGGTATGCCTACGGCCACCATCTGCCCGACCTGCTTGCGCTCGTCGTCCGTTGGCTTAAACGGCGGTCGGCCCGTTGGATTACCTGTTCGTTTACGCGGCATCTGCCTCTAATCCCTTTTCTAATACCGAAAAAGACTTACCATTTGCCTCCAGCGTAGCATCTTCCCCAGTAAATTTACACCACCGCTTTACGATCACGTCGCAGTATTTGGGTTCAAGTTCCATAAGCCGAGAGTGGCGTCCGTTCTTCTCTGCGGCGATCATTGTGGTGCCGGAGCCGCCGAACACGTCAAGAATTACATCACCGCCCTTGCTGCTGTTTGTCACCGCCCTTTCAATTAACTCAACTGGCTTCTGGGTTGGGTGAACGTAGTCGCCAGTTGCTCCCCTTGACGAATACCACACATCAGACTGCGCCTTGTCGCCATACCAAGCTCCGCCCTTGATGTAAAATATAAACTCGTGTTGCGGCCTATAGTTAGCGTTCCCAAGTCCAATGGACTTTTTGTCCCAAACAATACAGGCAGACGGGACCAGCCCGCACTCCTTTAGCGCGGCCTCGAATTCCGAATAGGTCCTCCAAGGAAAGCACACATAAGTTGCTGCGCCGCCCTTAATAGACGCCACTGCCGTTAATAATGCTTCCCGGATTAATTCTATTAAGTCGCCGCCGGTCTTGTCATCTCCAAGGATCATTCCGTGCGCCTTTACTTTGGCTCCTTTTGGGGTGGACCCAGCGGCCCGCCCGCCACCGTATTTCATCCCATACGGAGGGTCAGTAAACACCATGTCCGCCTTTTGCCCCGCCATCAGCTTATTCACCGCATCAATGCTGGTGCTATCCCCGCACATCAGCCTGTGATTACCCAACATCCAAACGTCGCCCAGCGCCGTCACCGGGTTCTCCGGTACGTCAGGCACGGCATCTTCGTCGGTCAACCCCTCGGTTTCATCAACCAGCATATCTGCCAGCATATCCTCACCAAACCCAATCAGGCTGAGATCGAACCCGTCCGCGTCCAAATCTTTCATTTCCACCGACAGCAAATCCATATCCCACCCGGCGTTTTGCGGCAGTTGATTATCCGCCAAAACATAGGCTTGCTTTTGCGCTTTAGTCCAGCCGGTCGCCGTCATGGTTGGCACTTCTTCGATACCGAGTTTGCGCGCTGCCATGACGCGGCCATGCCCTGCTATAATCTCACCGTCCTCATCCACCAACACCGGAGTAGTCCATCCCCACTCTTTAATTGACGCCGCAAGCTGTGCCACTTGCTCGTCAGAATGCGTTCGTGCATTTCTCGCATACGGTATGAGCGCATCTACTTTTTTGCGCTTTATTTTATCCGCAGGCCAATCTTTCATTTTGATCTCCATGTTAGTTTAAAAACCCCTTGCCCGCAGTAGTACCCCCAAACCCCCACCCTAAAGGGTGGGGGGGTTTTTGGGGTACACGTTTCTGCGGTTTCTGCCCCCCTTAACCCCCAGAACCCTAGGGTACTGTTTAGGGTTTTTGGGGTTCTCATTTAGCTGCCCTATTTACCAACATTGCCGATGCCCAAGCGTCATCCAAAACAATCCAACCATCCTCTTTTCTGTCAATCATAGATGCTAATATTAAAGCACCAATTAATTTATTATCATAAGATGGATTGGTCATATTTTTGATTGTTCTTTCAGCCATGCCGTCATTGTCTAATTTAGTTTTCAAAGCTTCGCGTGATAGATACGGGTCGCCGTCAATGTCCTGCGCTCCAGACGCCCACCAAGCATTTTCAAACGTCTTTCTATGCTTATCGATAGGGCTATCTTTTTTGGCCTTTACGGGTTCAATTCCGGCCATCAAAACCGCGCTCGTAACCTGCTCGCCGTCTTCATCGAGCCAACCCTTTATAGGCACCGACTGCAACTCCACGAAAACCGATTCCGCTTCCTCGGCATCCTTGGATTTGCGCTGATTTATCTCAATAGTGTCGCCGGGTATAACACTAATTTCTATGTCCAAAGCGCCCCGCCATGCTGACGATCCCCGCGCTCGGTGCTGTGCTTCGGCATTAACGCCGGTATGATGTACTAATATCACGCTGCAACCGAACTCATTTATAAGCGCCGCGCAGGCGTCCAGCATGGTTTTAGCGTCTTGTGCGCTGTTTTCGTCGCCGTCCAAAAAACGATGGAGAGTATCAACCACAATAATTTCCGGCATATTTGGCAAACCGCGAATGGCATCCACCGTTTTTTGATAGCCTTGCGGAGTATTTAAGTCCAGACCATGCCGCGACAACCACATATCAAGCCCGCTGACGGCCTTGTGCTGTTTCCACGCTGCCACCCTACCACGAAGCCCGTGGTGGCCTTCACCGGCCAGATAAACCACCGTGCCGGGGCTAACCTTGTTACCAAACCATTCCGACACCACGCCTTTACTCGCGACCGATAGAACCATGTCCAGAACCACGAAAGTTTTACCGCCGCCGCTGGGTCCGTGAACCATAATTAACGCTTGAGATTGTAACCATCGTTTGACCTGCCAACGGATCGGATCAGGCTGCTCGGAAAAGTCATCTGCATGAACAAGCCAATCATCAGCGGGCGGAAATAATAGACCCGCCAGATCGCCGCCATCTTGCTGGTAATCGTTGGCATCTCCTATATCGGGCGGCATTACGATGCGCCCGCCATATTTAGCGCTGGCTTGGTCGGCTTTGTTGCGACCAACGCCGGACTCGTCGTTGTCTGCTACAATAACAATTTCTTGAGTCTGGCCGTGCGCCTCGCGCAATTGACCAACAATAGCAGGCAAATTATTAGCACTGTAAGCAACCACGCAGGGCCGACCGGATACTTCGTGGATGGTCGCGGCTGTAGCGTATCCCTCGGCTACAAAGATTGGCCCCGGCGTTATTTCGCCCAGTGTCCAACTACATGATTTAGTCGTTCCGCCGGGGTGGTAGCGCTTTTCACTGTCAGAAATATATTGCAATGAAGCGAGGTCTTCATTTGCGCTGTATAGCGGTACAATTAGCCGACCGTCGCCGGTTAAACGTGCGCCATGAGGGTTAATCCCTTTGCGCTTTAGGTATGGATGATCTGGGCTGGCCGCGATGGCATCCCGCCAGATTGTCTCAACAGTGCTGGCAGCAACGTCTGCCTTGCGTTGCCGTGCTAAATCTCTCTCGGCCTTGGCCTCGGCCTGTCGCCGCACAATTGCCATATTTTCGGAAGGTGACAGATCGCGCCCAATATCAGCGCGAAACACGCAGTCTATTTGATCGCGCCAGCATCCAAATCTGCCGGCCACGGGTTCATCTGGAAAAATTACATACCAGCCAGAATCATCGCGTTTGCGGCCTTTGGTGGAAAATCTGTGCAATTGGCCGTCAATTTCTAATTTTGGAGGCGGATCAATGCCAGCGGATCTCATGGCGTCGGCCAATTGTAACTCCGGCGGGTCGACATTTGCCGACTCTGGATTGGCAACAAATGCGCCGCCAAACATTTTAGTAATATCAGCCACCTATATTCTCCCTCGCTAGTCTGGCGTATCCTTCAATATCTAGCCAGTGGTCAGGCTCAAACTCGTTGCCGCAAATAATGCGAGCTATCTTGCTTGCTATCATGTCCAAACTTTCCCTTGTTTCATAGCTAACCGTGCCGCGCCGCTCTACGCAATACATAGCGCCTTTAATGCTTTGCGCTACGCGGGCCACGTCAGAAAAGCTCCCATGCGTTTTAGCTCGCTCGCTTAAAACATCTTTTATTGCGTCTTTTATCGGGTCGATCATTTTACGTGACTCCATGTGGCTCCAGATAGGATTGAGCTAATATTTGATTTAGTGGTGCGGTATTTGTCCATGATATCAACATAACGACAGCCGTCGTTTCGCATCTTTCTAATCCCGCGAATATCGTCGTCGGTAAACTTTTTATTACCCTTGCGGTGGTTGCCGTGGCGTATTTTGTCAGCCGTATTATCCGCCGCAGTCGCCCACCGCAAATTACTAACATGGTTATTTTTTGGGTTGCCGTCCCAATGCGCCACCTGATTCTTATCAGGAGGGCATGGCCCCAGGAATGCAGTTGCGACCATTTGGTGAGCTGTTGTGTAAACAACTTCCCCGTTATATCGGATTTTAAAGCGTCGATAACCGGCGCTGCTAACATTGCCCTTCAACAGCCGCCCCTTTACCAGATTATTTTTGTTTCGTAGCAATCGCACATGACCCTGATTGGACACCTCATAATCGGCTATAAAAGATTGTCGCCATTCCAAATTTTCTAAATTCATTTTTTATTTTCCGCTTTTAACTCGTTATCGGAAAGACGCTCAATTTCAAATTGCCGCAACATCGGAGGGTTTTCGCCCCATCGATATGTGGCGTGAGGCCAAATGCCTAGCGCATCTGCCATTTTTTTGCGACTGCCAAACCATTCAATGGCTTCTGTCGTTTTCATTTTTCTTCCCTTTTGTTACAATTAGGTGTTTACACTATAGGTTAATGGATGTATGTTGTAAACATCAAATCGCAACCGGACTGGCCGACCGCGATAAAAGGAGAAAGATTATGGATTTCAAAATTAACCTCCCCTGCATTGAATGCGACTCTATTGGCACCATCGAAACTCGCGTCAGCGTGGACCGCTACGTAGAGCATCATTGCTCGCACTGCGAGGACGGGTTGGTGCCGGTAATCGAAAGCTACGACAGCATCGCCGATGCACAAGCCGACTACCCGGAAGCAATTAGCTTCACTTATCTTTAAGGGTGCATCCAAATGGGGGGTTTAAACGCACCCCCATATTTTCAAAGGAACAAAAATGGCAATCAATCTGCAAAACACCTCAACCGTTTCAACTAGCAGCATCGCGCTGCTAGTTTACGGCCAAGCTGGATCAGGCAAAACGTCGCTCATACCGACTTTGCCAAATCCGGTCATTCTAAGCGCGGAAGGCGGTCTGCTTTCCATCGCAAAATCAGACACGCCGTACATCGAAATCGCCAGCATGGACGCTTTGCGAGAAGCCTATAGTTGGCTCACCGGCAGCGCAGAAGCGCAAGCGTTTGACAGCGTAGCAATCGACAGCATCAGCGAGATTGCGGAAGTTTGCCTTGGAAACGAAAAGAAAATTAACAAAGACCCGCGAGCGGCGTATGGCGAGATGCAAACGACCATGGCCGAAGTCATAAGATCATTTCGCGATTTGCCGAAGCACGTTCTGATGACTGCAAAATTGGAAAAATCTCAGGATGAGATGGGCCGCATTTTATATTCCCCATCCATGCCGGGAAATAAAACCGGTCAATCCTTGCCTTACTTTTTTGATTTAATGCTGGCCCTACGAGTCGAAAAGGATGCCGAAGGCGTATCACAACGCGCCCTTATGTGTGACAGCGATGGCCTATGGCAAGCCAAGGATCGCAGCGGAAAGCTAGGCCAGTGGGAAACGCCGGACCTCGGCGGGATTATTAAAAAGATTGGAGCTTCAAAATGAGCATCGAAAACTTGAGCCAAAATTGGCTTGACGCAAAAGAGGCGGAGAAAACGGCAATTGAGCGCCGCCGCGAAATCGAAGACAAATTATTGTCGCTGATTGGCATTCCAGAGAATTTGGACGGCACGGAAAATGTCGACACCGATAATGGTTACAAAGTCAAAATTACGGGCCGTATGTCGCGGAAAGTTGATAGTGAAAAAATACAAGCCATTGCAGCCGAAGAAGGTCTTGAAGCGCATTTAGCAAACCTTTTTCGCTGGAAGCCAGAGATCAATATGTCGGCGTGGAAAAGCGCCGACAAATCGATCACTGAACCGCTATTAGGCGGTATCACAACCAAGCCCTCACGGGCATCATTCGCCATTACAAAGGAGATTTGAACATGGCATTTTTAGGGCAGACTTTTGACATTGACGATATGCCGGAAGCAGAAACGCAGGATTTTTCGCCGGTGCCTGCTGGCTGGTATAACGTCAACATTGCTGGCGCAGATGTCAGAACGACAAAAGCCGGAACCGGCGAATATATCGCTTTGCGTTTTGACATTACTGGCCCAACGCATCAAGGGCGAGTCGTTTGGACAAACCTTAATACTAAAAACCCGAACCCAAAAGCGGAAGAAATCGCGCATCAAAATTTGCGGCAGATTATGAACGCAATCGGACTAAAACGGGTTGAGGACAGCGACCAGCTTATCGGCGGCAATTTGTCGGTAAAAGTGACTGTCAAAGACGATCCCAAATATGGACCCGGCAACGAGGTTAAAGGCTACAAAGCCATTGAAGGCTCTGCGCCTCCGGCAGCGGTTGCACAAGTCGCAACTGTTGCGGCTACGCCAGCGGATTCGTCAGCGGCCCCACCTTGGGCAGCTAAATAACAAGGGGTGGCCGGGGGCTAAAAACCTCCGGCCATATTTTTATGGTTAAAATTCCAGAATCAAACCACACTATTGCCAATCTGATTGACGAACACCACGCGAGCCAGCCAGACGAACCGCGTTTGCACTTAGGCGGCTCAATAGCAGGACACCCGTGCGAGCGTTGGCTATGGCTATCATTTCGTTGGGCAGTGCGAGAAACATTTCCCGGTCGCATTCGCAGGTTATTCAGACGCGGCCACAATGAGGAAAGCTGGATTGTTGACGATCTACGCGCCATTGGAATTGAAATACACCAAACCGGAGACAGTCAAAAAGTTATTAACTTCGGCGGCCACATTGGCGGATCAGTTGACGGCATTATTGAACGCGGTGTTCCGGGCGCAAAAAAGTCACGCCATATTGCAGAGTTTAAAACACACGCTCGCAAATCGTTTGACGATGTAACAAAAAAAGGCGTCAAAGATTCAAAGCCTTTGCACTACACGCAAATGCAACTCTATATGCTAGGCACAAAAATTGACCGAGCTTTGTATGTAGCGGTCTGCAAAGACGATGACCGCTTGTATATTGAGCGAATTAAATATGACAAAGATCACGCCGAAAAATCACTGGCTCGCGCTAAACGCATAGCAACATCCGAACGTATTCCGCCACCGCTATCAACAGATGCAAGTTGGTATCAGTGCAAGTTTTGCGCGGCGCATAGTTTTTGTCACACGAAGCAATTAACGCAACACGTAAATTGCCGGACTTGCGCTCACGGCACACCGGAGAAAGATGGCACATGGTCGTGCGCCCGTTGGGCTAGAGGTGAAGGAAATAAAATTCCCGGTGATTTTCAAATTACCGGATGCGATAGTCATGTGTTGCACCCCGACATGGTGCCTTGGCCTATTAAAGACAGCAACGATCCGCATGAGGCTGTTTATGAGATTAACGGCAAAGATATTCGCAACGGCGAAGGTGACGCCTACGTTTACAGCAGCAGAGAAATAATAGCAGGCGGCGAAGCCTGTGGAGATGAACTTGTTGAAGAGGTCAAAAAAACCTTTTCCGGCGCAAACATTGTTGAAGTTAGAGAGAACACAAATGGAATGGATTAAAATTGCAGAGCGAAATATTACAACTCGCCACAAATGGATGGTGACGCGAGATTATGAGCCGTTAGGAATTTACGATTTACAGCCTCCAAAACATTTGGAAAAAGACATAGGGGCTTTTTTTCGCGCCACAGAAAATAGCAAAATATCTCTTGAAATTGTTCGCAAGCATGTTGAATCTGGTAAATTTTTAATGGCGCAGAAAAAAGACGGACCAATGAATTTTTCCATTTTGATAAAAAAGGCAGGGCTTTAAAATGCTTCGCGATTATCAACAGCGGACAATAGATGAATTATATAAATGGTTCTCTAGCGGCAAAAAAGGGCATCCGTGCATTGAGCTTCCAACCGGATCAGGCAAGAGCCATATCATTGCGGCCATATGCCAAGACGCAAAAACTCAATGGCCGGAAACTCGCATTTTAATGCTAACGCACGTTAAAGAATTGATTGAACAGAATGCGGAAAAATTGCGCCAGCATTGGCCGGAAGCACCGCTTGGCATTTACTCGGCTGGCCTTGGGTCAAAACGATTTGATGACATTACGTTTGCCAGCATTCAATCCATTCGACGCGTAGACCCAAACGAGATAGGCCATTTTGATTTGGTGTTGATTGATGAATGTCACCTTGTTTCGCACAAACAGGAAGGCGGTTATCGGAATTTGATCGAAGCTCTAACCAACATCAATCCGGCGTTGCGTGTTATTGGATTAACGGCAACGCCGTATCGATTGGGTCACGGCCTTATAACTGACGAACCGGCGCTGTTTTCAGAAATTATTTCTCCGACCAGCGTTGAAGAATTGATCTACAAAAAACATTTGGCACCGTTGCAGTCTAAAATTACAGGAGCAAAAATATCCGCAGATGGCGTTCATAAGCGTGGCGGCGAATACATTGAGAGCGAATTGCAAGATGCCGTGGACCGCAAAGAAATCAACGGGCCGGTCGCGGATGAAATTATTGCTCAAGGTGAAAACCGCAAATCATGGTTAATTTTTTGCGTCGGAGTGCAGCATAGCTATAATATTCGTGACGAATTAATCGAGCGTGGAATTAGCGCGGCAACGATTACAGGCGAAACGCCGAAAGCCGAGCGAGCAGAAATAATTGCTGATTTTAAAGCGGGGCGCATTAGAGGATTAACGAATGCAAATGTTTTGACTACCGGATTTGACCATCCCGATATTGATATGATTGCTATGTTAAGGCCAACCGCAAGCGCAAGCCTATATGTTCAAATGGCGGGTCGTGGAATGCGCCCTAAAAGTCACACCGACCATTGTCGAGTTCTTGATTTTGCTGGTGTAGTTGAAGCGCACGGACCTATTACAAACATTGATCCGGGGCGAAAATCAGGAGAGGGAGAGGCTCCGGTTAAAATTTGCCCGGAATGTGATTCTATCGTTCACCTGTCGGCAAAAAATTGTCCCGATTGCGGATATGAATTTCCACCGCCTCCAAAACCCAAAAC